CGAAAGCGGGCGAGGGAATGACCTTAAGCGCATCCGAAAGCGCGTAAGCCCCGTCGGAGTTCTGCGGGATGGCGGACAACACCGCATCGGCGGCGACGAAAGTTCGGAGTGCCGTTTGTTGTTGTGGCGTGAGCATGTATCTTCCCTCTGGGTAAAATGAACATCTGAATTATAGCGGATTTTTCTACAATTCGACAATCGCAGCGTCGGGCCCGCCGATCCGTGGAAACTGCACGAGAAACTCGGCGGCTTGTTGTGCTGGTGCGCCGCAATCCGCCGCGCTAACTGTTGTGCCTTCGGGCAAACACAAATCCCTCGTGCAAAACGTGAACGTGCAAGTGGCGGAGTCAAAAGATATCGAGGTGACGACGGTCACCGGCACCTCGCACGATGCCTCAACCTCGACCACGTGCCATTCGTCCTCCATCCATGCGATCATGCACCACTTGCCATTTTGCACGCTCACGCACTTGCTTCTCGCTGCGATTGAGTATGGAATCAAAACGTCGCCATTCCCGTACCGCTGGCACGTGCCAACACCCCCTCGGGGAATCAAGCTGGTCGCCTTGCATTTGAGGACGCGGCTTTCAACTTCGATGACGCGGTATCTCACCTCGTCATCAATAAAAATAACGTGGATGACTTGACCTTTGAACAGCGGCTGGATTCCATAAGTCGAAACCTGAATCATGGCCGCGCCGGTCAGATAATCCCCGGCGGCTTGGTCCCACGGCTCAACGCCGCCAACAGCCGAATTTGGGAAAATCGTTTCGTCGAAAACCTTGCAGCGAATGACGGGATTGCCGCCGCCGCCGCCGCCTTCGCTTTCAACGACAACCCAAGCCCCTTCCGACCATGCGATAAAAACCCATTCGCCGACTGCAATTGCGCGACATTTAGATATGACGGCTATGTCCAATGCGATTACAACGTCTACCGAATCATAGCGACGAACTGTGCCTGGACCGCCTTTGGAAGCGGCTACCGTAACCTTGCATTTATGGACGCGGCTTTCAATTTCGGCGACTTGCCACTCGTTCTCGTCCGCGTTCCAGTGGATTTTGATAATTTGATTCTTGAACAGCGGCTGGCAACCGTCCGTCGAAATGTTAATCCGACTGGCACCGGTCAAATATGCGGTTGTTGCCTGGTCCCACGGTTCCACGCTGCCGGTCGCGTTCGTGGCGATGTCGGCGTCGTAAACCTTAGCCCTGACCCAATGCACCTGCTTGGCTACGATATTTTGGCTGAGGTTGGTATCCCACCCGAAATTAACGGGCAACGATTTAATTCGCGTCGTTGCTTCGTACTCCCACTCACCGTTGGCCGATTGTCGCTGTGCTCCAAATTGAATGTAGATTGAATCATCCGCCCCGCAGGCTTCAACGTCGGCTACGCCCGCCACGGTTATGTCATAGGGCGTGATATTAAACCAAGCCTTTAGGTCTTTTGTGATTTCCGTTGCCAAGCCGTCAACGTCCGCCGCATTGTCCGGCGTCGCGCCGCCGGTTGTAAAGTCGGCGAACATCGAGGAATGAATTGTAAAAATCGAGCTGGCTTTGAATAGATTGCTGCCTTTGAGTTTATTGAGTTTGGCGTAAACTTCGCCGGTAAGAAGCGGAACGCCATTCTTGATCTTTGGGAAAATTACCTCGATAGATTCAGGACCGAAGGCGTCGTTGGCATTACCGCCAGCTATTCCGTATTTCAGCTTGGTGGTGCGGGCGTATAGTTCCTTGAGAGCGTTCGTCGCCGTTTCGGCTGCGAACGGACTGCCGTTTATTTTTTGAACAAATCGCTGGCAAATTGACGCCAGTGCTGCGTCAATTAAAACTGCTCCGTTGTCGTATCGGCGAGTGAACTCCGTTTTGTCGGGCGTTTTATAAGCTGCGTTGGGTGCGGCGATGATTGCGGCAAATCCAAGCGTGTTCGATGTTAGGTGCTGATAAATGCCAAACCATGTCCAGTCGGCCACGTTGGCGGTGTCAAGTTTTACGACGTTGCTTAATTGGGAATAGTAGCGTCTATCGACTAGCGGAAGCAGCCAAAGCCCGGTATTGATCGCGCCTGCACCGGGCATAGTGATCGGCATTGGCGGCAGGCAGTACATTTTCGGTCGAAGACTGCCGCCCTTGATTTTACTAATCGACAACGTTGCCGGATTGGCAAATTTGCCAGTTGCCGCCATGATCTTCGGCAGTGTTTCCTCGCTGCAAAGAAAATACCCCCTCGCCCACCGCGTAGCCCCCGTACATGGCCAATAGAGGGTATTGATTCGCGGTTCTGGCGGATCGGGATAGTTAGGGACGGAAAGCCCGACGCCGAATGAATTGTCGTAACGAGATTGAGTCGCCCGGTTGGATTGCAGGGCAACCGACTTGGATTGGTGGCCGTACATTCGCGCGGACTGGAACCGCTCCTGCCATTCGGAGAGTTCTCCGGCAGTATCGGGCAGTAGGAGCGGATATCCGGCGTAAGTGAGGGACACGGGCGAGAGTCGATGTTGGAAGGCGGGCTATTGGCCTGCGGGGGTGGGGAAGGTTTTGTTTGCGGCGATTTTCCGACTACGTTAAATCAACGTCGTAATCCAACAGGAACGTCTGTAGCACGCCGTGCCACTTCCGGCCGTCCGACGATGTGACAAAGTGCCGCTGGTTTGGCAACAGCGGGTTTCGAGTTAGCTCGCTGTCCGCAACGCCTGGCGACCATCCCAGCAACGCCTTGACCACCTTTCGCCAGAGCGGAAGTAGGCCGCGAGTCGCGTCTTTTAGGGCGTGGTCGTGACGCTGGGCGATGTCGATTTGGATCGGCGTATAAATTCCGACGATGATCTCGCCCTTGAACGTGGCCTGGGCCGCTCCGCCTCCTTCAATCAAATCCTGATCGAATAGGCCGTCGCCCGGTCCGACAAGGAAGCAAATACTTCCGGCCGTCATGGGTGGCTGATTCCAGTCCAGGCAAAGACGGATATTGTCGGCCGTTACGGCTTCGGTTAGCTGGGAGTCGATACGGGCAATTACCGCGTCTAAAATCGCTTCTTCGGTTCCAACGTCGCGGGGCATGGTTTACGGTCCTGGGCGGAATGTATTGCATTCCGTTGGGTGTGGCGGCTAAAATTATTTTTGGGTAGTTTTGGTTGGTTTTGGGTCGGATTCCTCTTGGCTCTTTTAGGTGAATTATGAAAACTTTCGTCGCCTTGCTGTTGGTGTGGCTTGCGGGGTGGGTGGTGGTTGCCGCTGCTGATTTGGAAATCAAGAATTACAGGTTTGAGTGGGTGGTGGCGGAGAAGGGGCGAATCAAGTTTGTAATATTCAAGAATCAGACCAAAACTGTTGTTTCAATCAGAATTTCACAAGGTGGTTCTGGTGAAGGTGGCTCTGGCGATGGAGTTACGACCTTTCGTCCGGAAACGATAGCCAGTGCATCGGAGGCAATTAACAAGGCGTTGGCGGCATACGAAAAAGCTGAGGCGGATGGGGTTGGTTCGGTTAACGACACTCTAAAGGGCGGTTTCAAGTACAGGATTGATCGTGGCGGCAATGGCGAGTATTCAATTACTGTCGAGTCTCCGCAAATCAAGGTCCAAGGTCATCCTGATGCCGAGGGCCGCAGTGAGTTTTCGCTGTACGTTAAGCCCCATGAACTTGAATATATTTTGAAAGAACTTCCGAAAATGGTTGATGCCGTAAAGCTGGTTAACGAACGAGTTCGGCCAAACGAAAATCTAGACCCTAAAGCCCCTCGCCCCCCGCAGGCCAAAAAGGCTACGCCATGAGCGAATCCAGCTGCGTCGGTGTTACGTTCGACGGCAGCGTTAGCTGCTTTTCCCTCAAGGCGAAATTGCGGTCGCAATATTCATTAAGTTCACCTGCGCGGTTGTTGGCGATCACAAGCGTGAAGTAGTCGGCCCGTGCATTAACGCTTCCCGCCTTTACCGCAGTCTTGCCGCTAAAGATGGCGACTCGCGGCCCGTCGGCGTAAATCTCGGTCGGCTCGGCCAGCGTTGCGTCGTCCAGGAATAACTGGGTTCCGCCGCTAACCGCCGTGGTCAATCTGATTTGCAGGTAAACCGTGTTGGGTAAAATTCGCGGCGTACTAAATGAGAAGTTTTTTGCCGCAAACGCCGTCGTTAATCCGCTCGCATTAAAGCTGCTGGAAATTGCGATCCCTTGTTGGTCATTCAGGATCGTGCCGCTGATTCCGTCGATCAGCGCGACGCGAACCACTCCCGCCGCCGGCACAACGTCAACCGCTGCCCAGAGATTGAATGCGTAAACTTGTAATGCGCTAAGTCTGACTTGCTGATAGAGTTCGACGTTCAGTCCAGAGCCGAGAATCAGGGACTTGCCGCGAAACGCCGGCGTGTCGCCGTTCGTAACCGTGGCGACGGTGTAGATTCCAGTGTCGGTATATTGGGTGGTGGTTAATGCCGTGACGTTCCCGGCCACTCCGATAAATTCAATCGCGTGAACGTAGTTCGGCGACGTTCCGGTTGTCGTTACGGTGACTGGGCCGAGTCCATCTAATGCCTGCAATGCGGCTTGAACGTCCGTTTCGCTGGCGTTATAGACCAGCGGGGCAGTGACAAGGATTTTACCGCTTGGCGTGGTGTAATTGATTTCCCAAACGCCGGTCGTCGGCGTTCCCGACACAGTGATTGTTTGTTTTTCGACATTGGAAATTTTGACGCCTGCTCCCGGCGTGGTGTTGCGGATCGTCCAGCCGTCCGGCGCGTCGGCTATCGTAGTCTCTAGCTCAAAATCTCCATTCGATAGAAAGCCGCCGTTGCTGGGATTGGATACCGTAACTGAGTCCAGGCTGCCGCTGCCGATGGGCCAGTCCTGCGAAAGCAAGTCCGTAACGCTGTCGGGTCCGCTGAGCGTGAATGAAGCGTTTGCGGGGTCCGTATCTTCCGTACACTCCAAAAGCAGCGTTTCCGCAATGACGTATTCGCACGGCAGTCCGTCTCCGCGAATAGCAGTCGCCACCAAAACGGCGTCGCCGTTGCCGGTGATAGTTGACGGCGTGGCGGAGACTGCGCTTCGCTCGACCGACTGCACTCCGGACTGCATTTGCTGGATGAGTTCGACTAAGGCGACCTCAAGCGTCTTACTGGAAATTTTCTTGTCGGCCCAGACGGTTTCGATAACGATGTTTTCCGCCGACGTTCGGCAAAGCGACATTGCCGAATCGAGTCCGCTTTTGGCACTGGCGTCCGCTTGGGCAATTTGCTCAAGCGTCCGCTTGAGGTCGATGGATTCGCCGTTGAACTGGTCGAGTACGTCCTTGGCCAGCGGGGGAAGGGTAGTCAGTCGGGCTGTGTTGACGGCCTTCTGGTACTTGAAGATTTTTCCAAGTCGAGTGAACAGCGTAGTAATATTGATGGCCATTGGGTTGCGCTTTGTTTCGGGGTCTACTTAGTTTCCGTACCATCCCTGCGCGCCATCTACTGGAATTTTTGTTTCCATTTTTTTGCCGCGTTCAAGGGGCGGCTTTCCGATGACGATAGGTTTCGCCTTGGTGGGGGCGCGGTTGGCGGCGTAGGTATATTCGGCGCGAATCGTGTAGAGGTAGTTTTTGCCGTCAACGGATCGGCGTTGGTCTTTGGCAATGATCTTGGTTTTCAAGACGTTATATTTCACGCCGCCCAAGACGAAGTTTTTGCTATCCGGAAGCGTCGGCCACTTGCCAAGGCGTTCGGCGGAAATGCGGACGGTGCGAGTATGTACTGAAGAATGAAGCGTAACGATAACGATGCTGTCGGTGGTATCGCTGGAAGTCGTCGGCGCCTGGGCGACCGGAAGGGCAATTCTGCCGTGATGCACTTCGGTATCCGTGTCCATTTCAACATGGGTCCACGGATTCTCTTTATGTTCTTTCGTGTGTTCGAGATTTGCCGTGTTGCCGTTCAGCGACTCGCCTTCTTTGATTTCGCGGTATTCGGCTTTTGGAGTTCCTCTGTCGGTGTCTGGCCTGTCTTTGGCGGATCGGTTTTTTGAACCGGTGTCATTGTTGTCTGGTCCGCCAAAAAAGAGGCCCGGCACATTAAGCGTATGGTCGGGCGTGCATGGCGATTGCAGATAGCAAAACATGGAGTAGGCTAATGCTGTTCCGGCCATTTCGGAAATATTGACGTATCCCTCCTTATTGAATACGACAGGCTTTCCTATGTTCTTGAGTCTTGCCGCTCCAATTGTCCTGCCATTGACTTCGTCGTTGGCGCAATGCAGAACTCGCATTCGATATTCAATGGCGTTGGTGTCCGGACCAAAATAATCAACGATTGAAATTGATTGAACGAGCGATTTTGATTTTACGGTAATGCCCAGTTTTTGGTTTGCAAGCTGTGCGGCGAATTCGATAAGCTCCGATTTTGACGTGCCGGGCAGTCCCTCGAAGTAGGCCGAGACTTCGCCGGTTGCCATGTGTCCGGAATATGCGACAGATTCGGTATGCGTTCCCCTCATGAACGTGGCGGGTGCGGGCGGCATTTGACCGACGATCTGCTCATCGTCGATGGAATAATTCAGCTCAAGTCCGTTCGCACTGCCAAGAAATCTCATTTGTTTCCGGCGAAAGCCGTCCACGAGCGGCGGCAACGCCAGCGACCTGAGTGCGTGAACAATCTGAACTGGGCTGGCAGCGTAGGCGACCCGTAGCGTCCCTTCCCATCTTCGGCTCACTTTTCCGTGTTGGTCGATCTCGTCGCCGCAACTCCATCGATTGCCGAGTACCAGTCGGCCTGGCCCGCCTTGTCCGCCGGTTGGCGCCCTGCATGCCCTGCAGACTTCAATTTCCCATTCAATGCGGAATGTATCTTTACTGAATTGCGTGATGTCGCAACTAATCGGCGCTGGCCCGTTATTGGCGTCTACTGTTGCAGCATTGGGAGAACCGCCGCCTGTCGGAGGCGGGTAGGCGAGAAGAATGACGATACCGTCCACTGACATTATGAACGTCAGTCGGTTGGTTAGTAGTTTTTCCCGGATTTCGGCGATCTGCCTTGCGGCGGACGTGAGCGAATCGCCAAAATCCAATACTCCAAGATGCTGGACGCCGCCAAAGCCGGAAGATGGGAAGCTGGCAACTACGGTTGAAACGGCAACTCGATATTTCCAGTACCAAATATCCGTCTTGCTGGGATCGTATACCGGCTCCTCGTGAAATGTTTTTGTGTAAACATTCCTGAGTTCAATTGAACCGTATTTGATTGTCGTTCCCATAAAGTTTTGCTATATCGGCGGAAGTGGCGGCCTGGCGTTTCTCTTGTTTTTGTTGTTGATTTCTTCTAGGTCGAGCGAAATTCGATTGAGCCACGGAATGTCCACGTTTTGTCCGTTAATCCAATCCAGAACTGGCTTGAATACGCCGCCTAGTCCAGTGACGATTGAAGCCGCCGCCTTGTTGATGTATTCCTGAACGCGGTTGGCGACGTTGTCCCACGCCGCCGCGAAGGGTTGTATCGAGTTCTCTAGTTGATTTTGTGATTTCGCTAAATCCTTGAATGTTCCGCCGGTCTGCCCTGCCGTCTTGATGTCCCGGCCAATTCGACCGCTTTCTAACTCGAAAACCGCTCCGGCTATTTTTCCGCTGTAGGCGGCAAGATGCCGCTGCGAGTCGATTAACGCTGCGCCCCATTCCTTGATTTTGCTGGGCAGTCCGGTAACTTGGCTGGCCAAATCTCCGATTGGTCCGGTCGCTTTTTTTAATATGTTGGTTAGTCCACCCAATGCTCCGCTACCCGTCCTTGACGCCGCATCGAATTCACGGATAGAATCAGCCGCCTTGGTAAGGGAACTGGTTGCATCCGACGGCATGGCTGGCGATTGCGATGACTGGGCGAGCGGGCTAGACCCGCCTGGGCCTGCGGGGGTGGGCGGGGTCTGCTGACCGCCACCCCATCCAAACGCCGACTTGGTTTGATTCCAAAATCCACCTGCCGTTTTCGCATTGGAAGCCGTCGCTCCCCCTGTACCTGCCGCCGATCCGGCCTTCGCTAATTGCGGGCCGATTCTGCCAATCGCGGCTAGTAGTCCCTGGATCATGCTTAATTCGGTCCCATGTCGCCGATGTCCATTCCGTCAATTCCGCCGCTTCCGCTCCCCCCGCTCCCCCCGCCCGCTTCGTTCTGCAATTCAATGATCGTTCCAGTAATCTCCGCTTCTTCCGGCGTATCGTGAATCGCTTTCATAATTTCCCTGGACGGCTTTTGACTGAGCGCCTCGCCGATTCCCCGCATGAATATTGCCGCCTTGCGAAGCTCCGATCTCTCAACATTCATAACCAAGCCGACTCGCATTTCGTGGCTGATTATTCCCAATACCGCTATGCCGTAGCATGTTGCGATGTCGGCGGCGGCTTGATGTTTTTTTTTATGTTCTCAAGCCAGTAGACGAATTGGCGTAGAATCTCGACTGCCTCGACGCGAGTAAGTCCGACGTTGCCGATCTCGTCGTCGCTCTCGAATGGCGGAATGCCGAAAGACTCGTAAACGACGTTCGCGTATTGATAGTTCGCGTCAACGTCTCCCTCATCCAATCCAACGCCGTCGCGGGCCAGATTGTAGTCGGGGTGGTCTTTCAGCTTTTTGAGAATTTCAAGCGGATCGACTTTGCGGATTTTCGACCCGTCCCAAAACGAAAATATCATTCGTTCGTATTGCGATGCCTTGAATAACTGACTGAATCGCTGGATAAGCCTGCGGATCAAGCCGAACATAGTTGCTCCTGTTCGTTTCTGATTTTGTCCTGGACGCGATGGTTTGTCTTTGACGCAATACTCTTAGGTCACGGTGGCGTTGTGGAGCACCCCGGTTGTGATATTGCGGTAGGCGTGGGCGATTAAAACTAGGGTCGAATACTTTGATCCGACATTGATTTCCCTGCCTCCCCGAAACACAACGTCGGTGTAGTTACGATTAAAGCCGACGCTGGCGAGAGCTAGGCGATAGTTCACTCCGCCCTGCCGCATGAGCGTTCCCCGCACGCCGATTGCTCCTAACGCCAATCCCGCATAGCCTGCCTGGACTTTTGCGGCAACAACCGTGTCGTACTTTGACAGGGCCATTGTGATAATGTGCTTTTCGCCAAAGTATTGAACGTCGGCTTCCGGCCCCAGTTCACCGCCGTCTTCATCGCAAGGAACGTCGCCGTAGTAAACCTGTTCAAGGATTTGCACGCCGCCGACGGTGTGGCCAAGTTCCTCTAGCGTGCCGCCAGTCGGGGAAGCGATCTTAATCAGTGTTGCGCCTGCAACGACGATTGCTCTGGCCATTTTTCATTTCCTTCTTCGTTCGACTATTCGCCGTACAAAAACCGTGGCGGATAAAAGTCGCTGTATCGGTCCCGCATTAAGTTCATCGAATCAAGATTGAGTCTGGTCGGCCCGCTGGTCTCGATATTCCCGGCGTCCTTCTGATCGTCTAAATCGAAAACCAATTCGCCGCTGCGGAGTTGTTCGATGAATCGTCGCGCGTCGCCCTTCGCCTGGTCGTATTGATCGTTCTCCGCCCACGATGGGCGGCGTTCCCACAAATACCAAAACGCGATTTTGCAAGTGATTCGCTTGAGTAGGGCGAGCGAATTGCCGGATACCGCCGCTAAGTTGGCTGTCGAGTAACGTCCGCCGCGCTTCAGTGATGTCTCTACCTCCCCGCTGGCGTCGTCTAGCGCCGTGGCGACGATAGCCGACGATTCGACTGCCGCTTGGTTTACTGCCGCCGTCCCGTTGTCCAGGACTAAATCGGCAATGGATCGCCAATCGTATCGAGCGGTCAAATCGGTGGCGGCGGCGTAGGCCATGAACGATGTTCGCTATTCGGAGTCATTGTCGAAAAAAGCCGGGCCGGTCTGTCCGGTCCGGCTTTGTCTTGGCTTGCGGGGGTGATGGAGGCCGCGTTGCGTTGCGTTGGCCGTCCGCTAGGGCTAGTTGACCGCCGACGTGAACAGGAACCCGCTCACTGGGGCCGTCATTATCGCCCCGATATCGTCGGTGACAAAACCCTCATGCCGACGGTGCTTCTTCTCGTAAAACTCCTCGACGCTCATGTCTTCGTAAATGTAAAGCGAGAGAGTTGAGAAGCTGCTTGAATTCGGCAGGCGTTCGTCAACCAACGCTCCGACCCGCGAACACATAAACGGAGTCGTGTCGGAAAGGATTGCGGCGCGAGTGACCGACGACGCTCCCTTTTTGGTCGTGACCTTATAGCTGTCCTCGATGACGATTGGATAGCCGTAGAGTCGGTCGGGCAGGCCGAACATGACGTTCTTGCCTTCGCCGCGAATCTGATTCATCGCGTCCGGCGATCCCTTGATGTAGTCGATCAGTTCCTGGGACAGCGCCATTTTGCGGGCGCAGCCGGGGGACATAACTAACATGATGTCTTCGGCACTGATGCCGTTAAGCGAGTCCTTTATCAGGAGTTCGGCGACGTGATGAAGCGAACGCTTGATATCAGACCGGGCCGTGGTCGATTGCTCCCAAGTCCCGGCGTTGCCGGCAATGGAGGCGACGGCCGAAACGTGGGTAGTATCGTAATTGCCGGACGTGGTGGCCAACGTAACGATCTGTTGAGTCCGCATGCGCATCGCTTTTTCGGCGGCGACGGATGCGGCTTTGGCTTTCACGTCAAAGCTGGCTTGATCGACGGCTTTATCGCCCAGCACGAAGCCGAACGAGCGGCGATAGGTCCGGTACGTCTCGAATGTGAATTCTTCGTTGTCGCCGTTCTCGGTGGGGCGATCTTGCGAGTCGGCCCACATATTTTCCAGACCGTTGGTCGAAAGCACTCGGCCCGCTTCCTCGCGGTTGATCCGAGTGTAGTAACCGACTTCCTTGTCGACGGGTACGATTTGGGCGTACTTGTTGACGGGAAATTTTTGTTGGTTTCGGCTAAAGCTCGAAACAAGACCGGCCTGCAATTCCGGTACGAATGTGTTGGAACTTTCGGGAACGGTAGCGGCCATGTTTCTGTGCCTCTCTGGCGGTCAACGAAAAAAGCCCGCTGACTAAGCCGGGTGGCTTAATCGCGGGCTTGGGGGTATCCAATGCCTATGACGTGAACTGATTAACTGTTAAGCGAAAGTCGAATTGGCCTGCGGGGACGGGCTAGGTTGCTAATGCGGATTAAACCTTGCCGGACCTGACGTAAACGGAGACTTTTTCGCCAGCCGAACCGGCTTGCCGCGAGATTGCCCCGAACAAGTCGTTCGCTACGGCGGTGGCAACGCCCTTACCGGCGGCGTCGGCTTTGAGCATTGCTCCTGCCGTGCAACCGCCAGCGCCAAGCTCAAGCAAGCATTCCTCGGTCTCGGTGAATACGCGAATCGGACGGCCCGCACTTCCAGCGAGCGCGGACGAGCCGGCAATCGGTGCGTCTTGTTGGCCAGCTTGCGAAACGCCAACGGTCCGTTCGCCAGTGCTGGCTTCAAGAAACGTGTAGTCGGCGGCGGTCGAGTGCTTAACGAAACGGCTGGGATTGATGTCGCCGCCAGCGATACCGTGCATTTGAGACATTGCGATTTACCTCGGCAGGAACGAAAACGAATTCGGTGGTGGTCGTTGGTGGTCGGTTGCGTGATTACTTTATGTCGCAATCGACGCTGTTGTCGGCACAAACCTGGGCGAGTGCGGCCCGGTACGATGCGTTGGGATTTTTCTTTTGCTGTTCGCCCTGCAACTTTTGGGCTTGCTTGCGGAAGTCCTGCCGCTGGCCGTCGTCCAGCTTGCTGTATTGCAACCGGACGCTACCCGCCGCAGTTCGCAGGCCGGGCAAACTGGCTTCGCCGCGTTGGTAGTGCAACTTCACGATGCCGACGTGGCGGTCGAAAAACTCATCGCTTGCGTCGGCAAGGTGCTTCATTTCCTCTTGCGGATCGACGATGATTCCCTCGGCGACGCACGATTCAAGTTTGGAAAAACGCAGAGCCGTCCGCTGCTTGGTTTCCATTTTCTTGATCTTGTCGAGCAGGGCATTTTTCTCGGCTTGTTCGGTGGCGAGTTGGGATTGCAGTTGGGCAAGAGGGTCGGCGGCTTCGCCTGCGGCGGCTGATTTGGAAAAGCTCATGGGTTTTTTCTTGTCCTTGTCGTCGTCGGAATCGCTATCCGGCTTGTCGCCGGTCGCTTGGTCTTTGGAGTCGTTGAATCCGTCGCCCGGACTCGAATTTTTCCCGCCCCCCGCAGGCCCTTGTCCGTCGCCGGACGGCGGCATATTGCCCGGTGCGGTCGGCGCCATTCCTTCTGCCGGAACGGGCGGCTCGCCCATATCGTCGGGATTGCCGCTTTGCTCCAGTGCGGCGTTTTCGCCGGTGAGCGGATTAAGCCCTAATTGTTTTTGGAGTTGGGCAAGTTGGTCGCGTAGGTCGGCCGTTTCCTCCTGCACCTGCAACCGAACTAGCTCGCTCATCGCGTTGGCGATTTGGTCAATGTCGCCCTGGGACAGCGAACCGGCGTGAGTGCTGGGATGAAAATCCTGGTTGTTGCCAGTTCCGCCGTCTGCCCCGATTCCCCCGGCTTCATAGTCCATGCGTTTGTCGCGGCCGGATGTTCCGGGGACAAACGTATTTCCGCTTTCGGGCGAGGTGGGCATTGCCATTTGGTAATGAAATCTCTGTTGGTCGGGATGGTCGACGGATCGTGCGTAACGCAAGCCCAAGTCGAGTTCCGGGGTTTCACTTCCCAAAAGGCAAACCGGGTCGATTACGCCGGTCGTTGGGTCGCCGTTCTTTTGCAGCCAGCATTCCACGCTAAGTCGCGGATACTTTTCGGTTTCTTCCTTGTCCCGCTTGAAAATTCGGAGTTCCGCAAAGATCGCCATTAACGGCGTTTTGCGGCCGAATTTCCCGGTCCAAAATGGTCCGGCAAAGCCCACCACTTTGCGGTCGTCGCCTGCGTGGGTGAGGGGATTGTGCCGCAAAACAATTGGCACGAAATCGCCCGTATCCTCGATGCGACGGTTGCAATTTTCGGCTATCGCCTCCATCGCGTCGTCGTCGAATTCAATCGTTCCGGGGTCCGCGTCGGGATTCTTTTTGTCTTTCGGAAGGCGGCGGCTGTTCTCTTTGAAGACCGCTACCTTGGGATAGACAACGAATTCCTTTTCCTCATAACACTCCGCCCGTTCGGGTCGCTTACGCGAGAGAGCGGCGGCGGTCATGGCTGGATAAATAAAACGGTGGGGAACATTGAAAATCGAAACGAAAAAAGCCGGAATCTCCCATTAGGAAATTCCGGCTTCGGCGGTATCCGATAGCTTTCGGTGAATCGTTGAAGATTGACCGTATCGGATAAGTACGCGAAAAACGAAAGTCGTTAACAAACGTTTTTGGCTGAAATATTGCGTTTTAGAAAATAGTTCCGTCAGTTTCGGTCGGCCGGGATTGATTTTTGGTGTTGAACGACCTGAACTTCGCCATTTTGTCGCTCGGGTCCGGTCCGGTTTTTTCTCGTTCCTGGTTCACCAAGAAATAGGTCAACCGTTCAACGGCCTTGGCGAGCCGGGCGACTTGATTATCCTCTTGGTCACGATGTTCATTCAGGATTGACTCGCCTCGCATAAACTCGCGGATCGCCGAGAGTTCGTAGGCAATGATCCGCTCGGCCTTGGTCATGCCGATTAGGCAGTCGGAACAGGCGCGTGGGAATCCGTCCGAGTAGCGGGCGACGGTAATTTCCTTACCGCATCCGGAGCATTTTGGGGGTTGGGATTTGGCCATTGCCAAAGTTTAACCGTTATTCCGTTGTCGCGGCAACCGTCACGCCGAATTTTCGGTAAATCGTGAGTATCGCCTCTTCCCGCAAGCGTTGAAATTGAAGTTTTCGCTCTGATTTGCTGACCGGGAATAAATTGCCGCTTTTGTCTTTCTTGTTGATGCCGCGGCCGCTTTCAATGCTTTCGCGGATTTTTTTCAGGCCGGTCAGGATCGTGCGGCTGACATATGGGTCCGATACATTGTTTTTTCTGGCAACTTCGCTTTGCTGCATTCCGTCCATATAAACCGCTTTAATCAGTTCCTGTTCCGTCTGGCTCAATCCCTCGAAATGTTCCGAGATAACGTCTAAGTCGAGCCGGTCGCCCGGTCCAATGATGCTGCTTTCGCGGTGGTCGGGGATTTGTCCGGCCAGCGATGCCGCTTCGCCGTCGCTGCTTTCAGATCGTTCGGCATTCAGACTGGCAACAGGTCCGCCGTCACGTTTTTTTCGCTTCGACCTGCGAAGTATTTCCTTGGCGTGATTCTCGGCCACTGTGCCGATCCACATTCCGAACGTCGCCTTGGTCGAGTCGTAACTGTCCTGACCCTTGATCGCATTGAGTTGTACGTCTTGGATAAAGTCGTCCATGTCCTGCTCTTTGACGTGGAACGACTTACCTTTCTTGCGGATTAGGTTAGTCCATTGGAAAAGCTGCGTTTCAAATTCCTTGGGGGTCGGCTTGCGGGAAGGGGTGGCGGCGGGAACGGGAGCGGCGGGGGCAGTGGGAGCGGGAGTCGATTTGGCCTGCGGGGTGGAGAGAGGTGCGGCTGCTGGTGCGGCGGTTGTCGTCCGTGGTTCCGCAACCGGCGATGCCTTCTCCGCGATTCCGATCCGATGCCCCTGCTTCACTAGATTTTCCAAGTGACCTTGCGACTCGTGGTGCGGAAACGATTCGACGCCAATCGCTTTCCGCAATCGCTCGCCGTCGCTGCCGTGCGCTCGGTAGGTATTGTTATGCTTGAAAATCAAAATGCCCTTGTCGCCCGCTGACGTTAGGTCCGGCAGTGCGTTCCGGATTTCCTCGTAGTTGCTCGGTAGCAGCGGCTTGGGCGGCTCCTTGGCGATTCCCGCCTGGTGCAATGCCTTGTGGGCCGCATGTTTCGCTAGGTCGATATGATCGTGAAATAAAGCAAGTTGCGACTTGGGGCTTGCGGGCCGCGGCGTGGTCCCCTGCGTAAATCCTTCCCCTAAATCGTCGTATCCGAAGTGTTCCGGCTGGAACATTGAAGCTTGAATATCGCTGCTGGCCTTCTTGCGAAATTTGCCCCCCTGCCCTCGCGGGTGCTTGCTTTCGTCCTCGGCGTTCCATGATGATGCTTCTTCGCCTTGGATCGTGCTGCGTAAGCGGCGTCCGTCTTGGACTACGGCGGGGTTGGTTTTTCGCGGCGGCTCTTGGCCGGTGGGAGCCGGGGCGGGCGAGAGATTGTTGAATAGTCCCGGCTGTTGATATGGGGAATTTTTATGAAACAACAACCGAATAGCGTCCGTCAAATTCTGACGGGCCTGCGGGAGGGTGAAGGTTTCGGCGGCGTTTTGATTTTTAGTCATGTGCGGCTATGCGGCGGGTGGTTTGGCGGGCGGCGTGCATCCGGGGCCGCGTAGGTGGCCTTCATTAAGGTGTGGCCAAAGTTCGATGGAATGAATGGCGGCTAGTAAGTTCCATGCCGCGTGGGCAAGGTGGGGTTCGGATCGGTCGCCGCCAAGGAATAGGTATTGGTGTCGCAACGAGTGATTGAGTAGGTCGTGGGCGGCGAACCCGGACTCCCAGTTAAAATCTCCATAGCGATTTGCACCCTCCCTGCATGTTTCTGCTACCGCCTTCAGTCCAATAGGGCTAATTAAATCCCATCTTTCACTGTCAGCGTCAGCCGATCTTTTTGCTCCCGTGGCGTGGATTCGGACCGTTTCGTCCTGCGGCTGACCAAGACAAATATTGGATTGCTTGCGTAAGTCCTTCGATTGTGTCTCCGAGTCCGCCAAGCGAGACGTTGCACCTACGGCAAAGGATTCCACGGACGGCTCCCGTTGTGTGGTCATGGTCAACGCATGGCCGGTGTGGCCCGGTTTCTTTTGCTGAAAGAGTTTTGTCGCAAAGCTCACAATGCCCATTGCATTCCCTCAAGAATTGTTCGTACTGGTCGATGGTGATTCCATAACGCTTGGCGAGATTCCATTCGCGGCGGTAGCTCCGCATGTTGGCTTGGTATTTTTCGGTTTTTCGGTGTCCAGCGGCCTTGCGCTTGATTTCTTCCGCGTAATGCAGTGCGTAGTTCTTTTTGCTGGCTTTTACCTTATCCTTGTTCGCAAGTCTCCATCGTGTGTTTTTGGCTTTAATGCACTCCTTGCAGGTGGCGTACTTGCCGCATAAACTGCTTACCGTGTTGTGGTATTCGCTAAGTGGCTTTGCGGCTTTGCATTGGCGACAAACCCTGCTTTCTTTGTTGTTCATTCGGACTCCTCTTTGTGAAATAAAATTAGCTCTTTTATTTCCTTGAAAATCGGAATCCCGTGCTGCTGTGCGTGCTGGCATTCCATTTCCGCCCCCTTGCTCTTGCCGGGCAGGAGCAAAATCGCGTCCGAAGCCGCTACCCACGGCAGGTCGATGTCGATCCATGTTTGGTGCGACAAATCGTTGGCGTAAGGGTAATAGCACGAAAGATGCGGACAGAACGGAGCGAAGCCCGCGTTGATTAAAGTTAACGCCGCGTCGGTCGCCTGCTTGATGTTATGTGCGCGGTTGCCGAGAGTAATTGGGCCGCTGATGTAAATGCGTTTCATTTCTGGCTTGCTCCGACGGTAGTCATGGAATGTCGCCGCTTCTAGTTGCAAAATAGCTTCCTGACGCTGACCATGCCGCGACGATGATCGCACAATGCGAACGTCTGTAGGGGGTCTTGGTATGGAAAGCCAAGGAAATTTCCGTATGCCCCGTATCCAATGAGACTGCCATTGGCTTGAAAGTTTGGTCCCGGCCAATAGGTGTGCTTGTCGCCAAAAAAATCGAAGTCCGCTTTTTGCTTTTCGTTTCGGCGGTAAATCTGCTTGATGACGGGAATGGTCATGCCGCCGATGCCGCCCTGATATTTGATCGAGTCGCCGTGCATAAAGCGGCCAACGTGACCGCCGCCAATGTCCAGCATTGCAACGTAACCGGCGTGCGGCGATAGGCTGTGCCAACCTAGCCTCGTGCCTTTCAGGCTGCGGGCCAACTGACAATACATTCCGTATTCGTGACTCGTTGCCGTGCGATTTGCTGCTTGGGTTTTCTTGGTGTGCCGTCCGTGGTTTCCTACCAGGGAGACAATATGAATCTGCGAGCACCCTGAATTCTTCTCAAACGACCGCAACGACGTTTCAAGCAATTCGCCCACAAACAATGTTTCCTCGATTGGGGGCATTGCGTTAGTTTGCGATAGCTCATCGTGAATCCATCCTGTAATAAAATCGCCAAGCAGTCCGATAACCAGCGTGTCAACCGTCGCCATGCCCCTCGCATCCTCAATCAGCCGCAACGCATTTTGGGTAACTGCTTCCGCCCGCTTCTTGGCAATCGCGGGGCTGTATTCATTCAGTCCGTTGACTTGCTCCGGTCTTACCGTCTCGCCGACGTGCCAATCGCTGAATATTACAATCGCCGTCGCTGGGTGTTTCTGGTCTTTGGCAACGCTCTTGAACGGCTTAGTTGGTTTTCGGTTAGTTATCTCAGCAAAGTCGGCAACTTCTTGTTTCAATCCGTCAATCGTTTGGTAGCTCGATTTCAGCTTGGTTTGTGCCGTGGCCAGTTCGCGTTTTAAACGGGCAAATTCCCGCTCGCGGTCCTGTGCGGCTTGCTTCTCGATCGCGGCAGATAGTGTTTTAGAATTCGCCATTCAGCCACCCGGTTGCGGTTGAGCGTCCGACTCCGAATTCCTCCCTGAGGACTTTGGCTATTGTGTTTTTCTTGTGCGATAAATTGCCTGCCGCAAATTCCGCCTGAATTTCCTTAACTTCGCATTGTTGTGCTGGCGTTAAATCAGCAAACGCATTGCGTCTGACGACTGGCGGCATTGCCTTAATCCTCGCCAGTAACGATTTCGGCTTCGCCTTCGTTCGCTTTGCTTTGCTCATCGTCGCTCCCCGTTAGTCGTGGTGCTCATCCGACAAGTAGTCCAGCGCTAGTAGCATCGCGGTCAAATCGCGTGCGGCTTCCTGTACATAAAACTCATCAATCCACGGGAATATTGCGTGCAACAGTTCGTGAATGCTGACTTCGGTTTTTTCGAGTTGCGAAAGTCGGTCGGCGACATTCAATACCTTGCCGCGATAGTTACACCAGCCGCGACTCTTTTTCAGTTTGCAAACTCGATGCGTCCACGCTTGCGTTCCGATTTCGGACGCCGTAATCGTGATCGACGTATCTCCCGGTCGAGTCGTCATGGGTCGTTAAATCGCGTATAAGTCGGGGTTGGCCTGGCGTTCGTAAATAATCTTCAGCGCGGTACGACGGCTGGGCGTAACGAATTCATCGTCGATCAATTCGTGGTGCGACTCGCCGCCGTCGCCGCCGTCAATAGATTTCTGGAACGGCAACGGCTTACCCTCTTTCCCGCCGGCCTCTGCATCGTGGTCCCAGAACGCCTCGTCCTGCTTGGCGTTCATCTGCTTCAAGTACCTGACCGCCTCGGCGATAACTTCGTCGTGATGGCGGGCGGGGGGTGGCGTGACTCCTTCTTTGATTCGGTCCCAGATATCTTGCAAGTTGCGGATCGCCAGAGTCGAAAGTTCGCGCTGGGCAATCGGCACGATTGTGTCGAGTCCCTTGACGTTGGCGTAGTCCCCGCCTCGGCTGTCGTTTTCCAGTCGGTTAATGTCGGCTTGCGTTAAGTTAGTCATTTTTCGCAATTCTTTTTTCTCAGACTCGCGGTCCTTGTACGACGATTGCAAGTCGGAATAAATATCGTCGATCGCTGAATTTAAGTCCGCCACGCTAACGCCATGCTCCTGGGCTGCTCGTTCGATTCTTTTTCTTGGCGTGTTTTCCGCTTCGGCGCGGTTTTGCCCCCATAGCGAAGCAACATGGCGAATCGCCCCGCTCGAAGTTTCTCCTTTTTGTCCTTTGGTGGCGACGGTTTCTCGATTCGCTCTGGAAAGAAAATCCTGGAGTTCTTCGGCGTTGCGGACGATGCCCTCGTCAACTGCCTTTACGAATTCAGCAAGGGCCGATTCGTCAACGCTTAATCCCGCGCTGGTTAGCGCTCTCGCTCCGCCGTCGCTTCCGATAATGCCGCGTTTTTCTGACGGCATTGCGGCAATCTTTTGTTCTCGCTGAATCTTCATCGCCTGCTCGTTCGCCTGGTGCTTCTCGGTTGCGGCGGATTTTCTTTTTTCATTCGCCTCTGACATTTTCTGGTTGTGCTCGGCGACTTTCGCTTTCGCTTCGTCTAGCGATAGCTGGTTGATTTGGTCAACCGTCATGCCGCCGCGAACTTTCAGGATTTCGGTTGCCGCCACGCCAATGACGTTAGACGTGGAATTTTTGTCGGCGACTTCCCCCTTCCGCTTGCCGCTAGTCGCCGTCTGATCTTTCGACTTCTGTGACCGTGCCAATACTTCGGGATATTCCGAGAGAACATTGACCGGCACTTGCTCGCCGCGTAGCAATGCGTCGTGGATAAATTGCTTGTGCTTTACTACGGGCAGGTGCTGGCTAAATTCGTCCCGCGTCATTTGGTGAAACGGCGTGCCGCTTGGTCCCTTGCCGGTGCGGAGCATTACATCTGCGGCCTGCTTTTGGGCGGCGGTTTGGTTTTTCGCTTCCCACTTCTGTTGGCCTAGCTCGTCGTCCTTGGTCCGCTTCGCCTTCCGCTCGCTCTCCTTGTCGATCATGGATTGAATCGAGAGGGCATTTTTGGCGACGGATTGCTGGGCCGACTGCTTGCGAATATCGTGAAGTTCCGCTTGCCGCTGATTTGCGGATTCTGTTTTCGATTGTTTCTCTTGGTCTGCGGCCTGCGTTTTCGATTGCTTCTCTTGGTCTTTGGCTGTCGATCCGCTTTTCTTTTTTTCCGCCTCGATATGTTTTTCGAGTTTCTTTTTTTCCTCCTCGATTTCGCTCTCGACCTTGGTGTGGTAGTCCTCACCCGCCTTCTCGTGTCTCTTGGCCAAAGCGTCGGCGGTGCTGGCCCGCGATTTCAATGCCGCGACGTGCGTTTTCCAGTCCGCATGGCCCTTGCGGTCGAGCTGGCTTGCATTGGCGAGTTCATGCCACTTATTGACCGCGTCGGAAAGCTCCTGGCGGAGTGTGTTAGCCCGTTCGCGGTGTGGCGCGGGGTCTTCGTAGGGGAGTTTTTCGGCGGGGGGTGCGGCCTGGTTTGAACTATCCGGAGTTTCCGGAGAGTCGGCCTGCGGGAGGGGTGGGGGCTGTTCGCGGCTGGTTTGCTCGCCGGTGTCGAGAAAATTGGTTAGATCGGAAGATTTCCCGGAAAGGCTTCGTACTGCTGCGTGGTATGCTCTGGTGTCGCCACCGGTTTGCCTGGTTTTTTCAAGAGCCTTTTCTAGTAGGCTGCGACTTAATCCGGCACCAACGTCGCTCATCACGTCATGTTTCAGTGATTCCGTTGGATTGATTCCGGCTTTGGCAAGCAATGAATGTCCGTGGTCGCGTCCCAAAATTGACAGTACTCTTGCCTTTTGGTTTTCGTCGAGTTCCTTGTCAAAAGTGCGTTGTCGGCTGGCTCGAACGGCCCTGTCTCCTGGGCTTAAGTCGTTTGGGTTTTCTTTGTGAATTCCGAGTTTCCCGGCGATAGCTCTCCCTGCTCCTTTGATCGAGTCGTCGCTAAGGGCGGCGGCCGCTTTGTTGGCGAGTCCGGCGATGGGGTTGGTGAGTCGGTCGAGAATCGTTGGTTTTTGGGCGGAAGTCCGGTTCGAGTCCGGTTCGAGTCCGGTTTGTGGTGGATTTGCGTTATTTGGCTGGTTTTGTGCATTCAAACCGGAGTCCGGTTCGGTGACGTTTGGTCCGGTCTGGGGTCCGGTCTGGGGATTTTGCAACGCCGGTTGCCCCTTCATCGCCCGTGCCACCGGTCCCGTCATTGCCGTGTAATGGACCTGCCATTTCGCCCCCTCGGCCTGTGGCGGGATAAGAACCATCGCCCCCGCCGGCGACGAAAATCCGATAGCCCCTTGACCGTGTGACTGGCCAAGGTCAACCACGCGGCCACCGCCAAATTCCTTGCCCACTTGGGCGGAAAACTCCTGATGCAATCTGCCGACCTGTTCCGGGGCAAAGCTGTGGGTTGAATATTCGCCTCCTTTTTTGAATTGCGGGGATGCTTGCAATGCTCGCATGACGCCAGCGGCGGGGCCGTGGATCGCGTGAAGCTGCTGCCCGGCGTATTGCTGGCGTTCGTGGAGCGGTGGGCCGTCGCGGAATGATGGCTTGGGTGCGGCAGATTGGCTCTGGTCTTGGCCGTCTGCCGCGGCACCGCTGGCGGGTTGTGCCGCGGCCTGCGGTGCTTTCGGTGGTTGCTGGGCTTGCGGGGGCGGGGATGCTGGTCGCGTGCCGATGGGTGTGCCGGTCGGAATCGGTTTCGCCATTGGAATTCGATTCTGCTGGCCCTCTTTCGCCCGCTCGTCGGTCGGGATTCCCCCCTTGTTCGGCACTCCGCCGCCGATCTGCGGCGTGTTCGGCGTAGCCGTCTTGGTCGCCTGGACCTGCTGGGGATCGGTCGGCTTTGTCGATTCCCAGCGGCTATTGGGATTAAATTTAAGGGTGCTCTGACCTTCGTTTTTGGTGTCGCCGACGTGGTGCTCTGGCTGGTCGATGCCGCCACCGCCGCCGCTGGTCCCGCCGCTCGGCATGGTCGATTTAAATAAATTTTCTTCCTCCGCCTTAAAATCAAGGCGAACAAAATTTTCTAAATCGTGCGAGTAATTGAATGCGACTTGCTCTTGGCTTAGCCCGGCAAGTGGGCCGAACAAGTCCTCTAAATCTTCGCCGCCCGGCCCTGCCGCCCCTCCCGCTGGCCCTTGCTGCGGTTGTCCATCCGGCCCTATGCCACCGTCGCCGTTCGGGTCGTTGGGATCGCCGCCCATGCCCCCCATTTCCATTTCCTGCTGCTGCCACAATCGTTCCTGCTGGCGAATCTGCGGATTCTGCAAAACCTGATCGTCGTCGGTCGGGGTGCTCGCCCCGATGATGTCCATTACGTCGCTTTCCTTGATCCGCGCTCCCATATTCCAAGCGGCCTGGAACGCGGAGAGCTTCTTTTCGGTTTCGCTCGACTCGGTGTCAATCTTGAAATAAACGTCGATATTCTTCGCGCCGGGAAAATTCATATCCTTGATGTTTTTCAGGGCGTCGCAAGTAATCGTCTCCTCTAAATTCGTCGCGTCGTATTTGGAAATCTGCAAAAACGTCGCGTAGTGCAAGTCGGCAAGCCCCGAGCCAAGTCCGGTTGCGTCCGATTCGCTCGTGAGATTTTGACCAAGGATGTAGCGTTTGATCCGATGACCGAAAAGCTCGTGGCAGATTTCCTTTAGCGCTGCCGCCCCGGCCGGGTTGGGGTCGATGCGGTCGATGCCGAAGGCGTCCATCGCCGGATCGCCGGACATTCGCGGCATGAGGATGACGTTGGACGGGCCGCGTTCCATCGCCGCCTCGCGGGCTTTGTTCTCCCCCTCTTTCGACCCGAACGGAAAATAGTAAATCCAAATTCCTTGCGAAGTCCGCTCGATAAACTCCATTAAATAAGCAAGGATTTCTTGCATTTGAATCCACGTCCAGTAGATTCGACTGCGGACGCCAAGCCCGTGAACCGCTCCCGCCGAAACGTAATCCTCAAACGCGGCGTCCTCGACCATGTGCTTGTGTACGACCATCAACTTGCGTTCCCACGGCCTTAGAAAATACGCAAGTCCAAATTCGGTCGCCTCTAAAACGTGGTCGCCTTGCAGGATATCGCCGGGCATATGCGCCCCGGTGACCTTAATGCCGATTTGATCCTCATCGAACCTTCCGCTGCCGTCGTCAAAGCGAAATGCCAATTTGTCGCCGTTGATCGGCTTCCATCCGGCGATGCCCCAGAACTGTTGTCCGTCAACATGAATGCGAGAATACTTCATTTGCACGGCGTAGCGGCCGTACCAAACGGCTTCCAATAAATTCCGACGCATTTCCGTGAATCGCGGAGTTTTCTTTAGGATCGAAGTCAACTTGTCGCAAAGCGATTTCTGGTCCTGGCTTCGCGGGTTTTCCGGTTCGATGTGCCAATTGAGCAACGCGACGGCACGCTGACGGGCCTCGACGCATTCCATCACAAAGCAATCCCGCCGCATTCTTAATGCGTTCTCACGGCTATGCTTAAACGCTTCGTCGGGGTTGCGGTAGGCGTGTGCGGCCGATGTGGCGAGTCCTTGGAACGTCGTAATGTGCTGGATCGGGAAGCGGCCGTAATTCGGCGGCTGGTCAGTACCGGTCCCTTGCGACAAGTCCGCCTCGCGGGTCTGCATTTGCTTACCGAGACGTGACGGCAATTTTTCGCCTGGGCGGTAGGTTTTCCCGCCAGCGCGAAGTCCTGATTCCGGTGCAAGATATTTAGGCATTGTCGAGCGTCGATTTGCAAACGTGATTTAGTGGCCAGCGGGAAGGGTGGCAGAGGGAGCGGCTTCGCTTCGCCTTACCCGCTGGCCTTGAATAAAAACAAAAAAGCCGTCGCCTATCGGATGACGGGCGACGGCTCAGTGGTGTCTGATGCCGGTGGTAGTGAGTTGCTGGTTGCTGCTGTTGGTAAACTAAGGTTATTTGAACTTGAAAAGTTTCTTCAGCGTTGATCCGATCAGATTCAATTTGCCGTTTTGGAACGTCGCGGTAATGACTAGCTCGCCGAAAACCGACTGGGAAACGGCCTGGATTATGTCGGCCTGGCAACATTCGGAAATTCGGGCAAGCACGTCGTCCACGTCCCCCCGCAAACTCAATGGCTGTCCCGACCGGTGCAAGTCCTGCGGCGGAATGCTATTGGAATTAGCAACGCTTCCGTTCGCGGCGGGTGGCCTGCGGGGTGGAGTGGGTTCGTAGTACTGGCTGGTTTCGATCATAGTGGCTTCATGCTCCTATTTGCCGCTGCGCCTGCTGCTGAATGTCTGCTCGGGCAATGTGCTTACGAAGTATCCCCGTCGCCCTTCTCGCTGCACGGTGCTGGCAATCGCCCGCGTCTTGAATCCATCGCTGGTCGCTCGCCGCGGAACGTACCACATTGGAATTCCATCGTGGTCGATCAATGCCGCGTTCACAAGCGAGTAGCGATATTGATGCCCGTAAATCGTTCCGCGAATTCTCAATTTATCCCAAACGAATTTCCCCTTGCTGCTGGCAAGTTTCATTTGGGTAAAAATTCCTGGCGGTACGCCGAAATAAGCGTAGGTCGGTCCCTCTGTATTCGACTTCCCTTTGATCGCTCCCTTTTCCCCGCCCAGTTCATTCCATCCGACTCGGTTCTTGCGTTTGTGAACTTTGTCGCCGTCAAGGATCGGGGCTTTGAACGAAACGTAAAGCGTACCGAGTTTTTGGCCCGCGGGGCGGTGGTAGGTGAATGAATAGACGTTGCTGCTCTGCGGCGTCATTACGACTTCTTGCGCTCGCCGCTCGACTTCGCCTCTCGACCAATCGTCTTTCCAGCCGCCCGCTTTCACTCGCGGATCGCCTCGCCCGCGTCCTAGCCGATGATCGCCGCCGTCGCCTCCGCTTCCTCGCCCGTCGCCGCCGCGTCCGCCGCCACCTCCGCCCCCTCCCGTAGGCACCGGCGATTTAGCCGTCGCTCTCGCGGCCGTCATTCGCCCGGAACTATCGACCTCCAGTCGGAAGCCGGTCAAATGCAGCATTGCAATACCGGTTGCGACTTCCTCCGCCTTAGCCCTGCGAAGCAGCTTCCCCGCCGCATCGCCGAGTAGTCGCTCAAATTTCCGTCGGTCGTTGCCGGACTTCTCTTTAATGAGTTGCAGTAGCTCGTTGGCGCGGACTTGCGACTTGTCGTGACTAAATCGGGTGATTGCCATACTTTCCGCCCTTCCTTGCCTGAACGGAATTTCTGTTGCCGCCGCTGCCGCCGTTTCCGCCGCTGCTTGATCGCTGCGATACCGCCGAACCGTAAGCCCGCAGTCTGGCGGGAATCGGATATGACTGGTTGGTTTGCTCTCGCGTCCGCCAAACGCCTTCGGGCGCTCCGTTAGTCATGTTCATTTCTTCGGTGGCCAGCGCGTATCGAAGTGAGTCAATTCCGTGGTTAAAGAAGTCAACCGGCACTTCGTTGGGGTTCTTCTGCTTGCCGCTTCCTTCTCTCCCCGTCGGGTCCGCCCAGCGATATGCCGGGATTTCCTCGATCAGTTTTTTGCATGTCGTGAAAACATACAGCCGTGACTTGCCGGTTGCCTTATTTATCGTCATCAATCGCCGCATAACGTCGATGCCGCGATGAATGTTTTTGTTGGCTAGTGCGGTGTGAATGCCTCTGAGCGATAATTCCGCTCGCTCTTGCGGGTCGTGGTCGCTGTAGGTTTGGCCGATATGCGGATCGTCTAAATTCCAGTATCGTTCCTTGATCTTCGCCGCGTGGTAATCGTGGGTCTGCTGGGACTCGTAATGCTCGTCGTAAACGTAGTAAACGCCGTCGTAATTCCGGGCAATCCACAAGCAACAAAACGGATTGTTGTATCCAAAGTCGATGCCCCTCGTTCTGTGCCAGTCGTGCGGAATGCGGAACGGCTCGATAACGTGGTGGTTCGGTCGCCACTCTTTGAATACCTGCCCTCGCCGCGTGCTGAATGCCCCGATCTGGCGAGTCTCCCGCATGTCCTCCGGGATGCTCTCTAGGTAATCCCGCATAAACCCTTCGGGCAGGGTTTCGTTTTTTAGCGAATTGAGATGAAAAAACCTCCACCCTGGCGGCGGCTTATGATAGCGATTCTCCCATTCGGTTGTCGGCATATCAATCGGCGTGAAGTCCGCCCACCCTGGCGAACCGTAGTCGCGGCAGCGGGCTTGTACTTCTTCGACAATCGACATTGGGACCGCTTCGTTGAACCAATATCCTCCGATTGAGCGGGCCTGAAATAGCTCGCGTCCCTGCTCGTAGGATTTGAATTCGATTGTCCATCCGTCACGATCCGGATGGAGCGGGTGGCGCAACACTACTGCGGCCGGCCAATGTCGCTTTGAATCTCTCCATGAAATGTGCTTTATCAGTTCCGGCGGAATGAACGTCGATAGTTTTTCGACCCAGCAAACGGCGCAAGCCAGCTCGTAGCTTGCTCCGATTACCCAGAAGGGGATTCCTTCCCGCATTGGCATTGTGCCAAGTAAATACCGTGCCGTTTTTAAAGCTGCCGCCGCGCTCTTGCCTGACCCGTTTCCGCCAAGGCAAATCGAAAACTTGGCGTTGCTGTTTACGAACGACGTTTGCTCATCGTAGTCCTCGGGGCAATCGGGCCTCGGTCGAAAAGTGTAGTACGGATGGGTAATCAGGAGGTGAATCTTCCGCTGCAATTCAAAATCATCCCCCGCAAAAATCGCTTCGATTTTTTCTAGCGTTATGCCTGCGGGGAGTGGGGATTTTGTTCCGTGCATTTCCGTTCATTTTCCGTGCATTTCTCGTTTGCACCTTATTTAGTCAGCGTCCGATTGACCTGGCTCAAGGGAATGCCGAGAACCTTGGAAATTTCCGTCGCGGTATTCCCTTCCCCCGCAAGCTCGCGGATCGTATCGGCCGTGGACTTCGTGGTGTCGGGCTTGGGCAATTCCGAATTGCGGCTCGTGGTTGCCGCCGTCTCCGCCTTCGTTGACTCGTGTGCCTTCTCGTGGGCTTCGTCATGGGCTTCATCGTGCATCAGCGATGGATGGAACGACGCCTCCTTGATCGGCAGGGCAACCTTCCGTTCGCCTTCGGGAATGAATGTTGCGATTTTCCCGGCGTCGTAATCTTCCTTGGCTTTTTTGAATCCCTCAAACATTTCCTCAACAGCGTGAATCGGCTTTTGCAGCATTGCCGCCGACTGCGATAGGTTGACGCCCTGCGTCCACAATTCAAACGGCGTTTCGTGGCAGGGCTTTTGGGTTGGGTTAATCGCCTCGGCCGTCGCTCGTTTCGTTTGCTGTGCGTCCTGCCAGTCCTGTACGGTGCGGCCGTGCTCTCGTCGCCAGCGGGCGATACGCGGATCGGTCCAGCTTTCGTTGATGACGCTGCCGGGCTGGCCAAGCTCCATCATCACGCGAGAAATATCGACGTTGCCGCGTTCGTCATAAAGCTCGTAGATGATGGCGATCTGTTGGTGCGTACATCCGGATTTCAGCAAGTCCGCCATTTTTTCCAGCGGAGCGTAAACCGGCTCGCGGTCGGTCGGCTCGTTCATGGCCGCTTCAATCGCATTGATTGCCTCGAAAAATTCAACGCGCGGATCGAGCTTGGCGACGTTTTTGCGTTGATCGTATTTGTTCAATTCGATTTGCATCCGTCCGACGGTCCCCGCCAGTTTTCGGCAGTCGGCGGGAACATCGCCGCGTTCAAATTGGGTGAACAAATCCTCAAGCGAATCCCAATAAATCGTATCGGGAACCGGGCGATTGGAGTCATTAAGCCATTTGTGGTGCGATTCGCAAAGCAGTTTCGCTGCGCCAAACAGTTCGGCGGAGCGGTGTCGGCCGGGCATGGTTTGGCTTGGGCCTGCGGGGCGGGCGGCGGTCGGGTCGGTTGCTGTTGCGGTCATGTTTTCTTCGCTCCTAAAAAAAGTAACTGGACGTTAATCGTCGGCTAAACTCCGGCAATTTGTTTTTGAATCTGATCGAGCATTTCCGATGAATCGGGCGTAATACCTCCGCCGGCGAGATAGAAATTATTCTGAGTGTTGTTCGCGTTTTCCTTCTCTGGCGGTGCGTGGGTTTTCAGTCCGTACATTTCCGATAGCTCCTTGGCGATGCTCAAAACGGACTTCGCACACTCGCGCGCCTCCTTGCCTCCGTTTGCCATTGCGTGCGGCATGTAATGGGACATAAGCAATTGCAGCGACGATTTAATTTGGTCTCTACAGTGCCTTCTCAACGCTGGATCATGCCGCAATTTGTACGCATAAAAATTATTGATCGTGTAAATGACGGCTTTGGTGGAAATATCGAATCGTGCGGCAATTTCCTTCGGCTCCATGTGATAGACGGCGTACAGGTCGAATATCTTCACCGCTCGCGTGAAGTGCCGATGAATCAGCCAAATCGGGTCCGCCGCCTTGGATCGCCGGACGGATTTCGGATCGTTTAGGTCGGGCGGATTGACCTGTGTTTTCGCGTCGGTGAGTTGCTTTTCATTATGATCTTTTAGCGTCTCCGGCTTTTCGATCAGGTCCGCCCACTTGGCGGGCGAGTTAGGGAACGGCTCGACGGGAAAGTTTTCGTCGATCTTGATGGGGGGCGGGGGCGGAGTCGGCGGTTGGTTGTTG